ACCTGCGACAAAATCCGCCCGCAGTCGCTCGTTTTTTACGCCCCGCTCGTCCGCAACCTCATCGACCAAAAAGGCGGCTTGACTATTACCAACAACAACGGCGCAACCGTAGCGAACCATCCTCGCGTTTATGCTTAATTACTACAACCTAAAAACCAACGAACTCGTCACCCTCGCGCCCGAAACGCTCGCCGCATGGGCCGCGAACAGCAACCCCAAATCCAACGATTACGCCCCGCTCCCAGACAAGCCCAGCGAGAACGCCACATGGGGAAACGGAGAATGGATCACCCCTTCCGCTCCCACATACACGGCTGAAGAATGGCTAGAAAACCAAGCCTATACCCCGTTACGCCTCCTAACTTGCCTTGACCTTGAAGGAAAACTGCGTTCCAAAGGTGGAACATCCCCGAAGCTCGCGGCGATCCGACAATGGCTTGATGAAATTACGCTTGCCGTAGCATTCAATCCAAATGCAGTCACTTCTACATGGCCTTCCGCGCCATTTGTATTTGATGTTGTTGTGCAAGAGGCAATCACTCAACTTATAATCGTTGCATGATTTTAACAAATTCCAACCACCGCCAGCGTTGCATTCGGAGTACCCACAGACAACACAACAGGCACGGCAGTCTTTACCCTATATGAGATTTGCGCTAGGTTAACTGTGCAGTTAGCTCGTTTCGCACAATGTTCTACGGTAGCAACAACGGGAGATCAAATCGCAGCGGCGTTTAATTCTCCATAATCGTTGCAAATGTTTTTTGTTGACATATTCGTTAATATATCGCAGTTCTAAATTCACTTCGGCAGATAGGTTCCGTATACCTATGACTCCGTGGAAGTCACAGAATCCACAAACAGGCCGTATTAACAAGCCCAACGTGCCGGGGCGAACAAACAAGAAACAAGCAGTAGAAAAGCACCCGCTTTTTTATGCACTTGAATGTCGCCCAATAGATTTTTCTAAAGGGTCGGTTCAAGCAGAACAAACCTAAACAAAACAAAATCAGAAAACAAATATTATGGCAGAATGTATCCCACTAGCGACAATTCAGAATTTCGCTTCTAAAGACGTAAATCGTATCATCGGTCAGATCGCTAAGGTCTTGGCTCGTAAATCCCCATACATCAACTCGATTGATGGTGGAACCCTTCCATCCGTATCGGACGTTGTTCGTAGCGTGGTTGAGGAAATGGCAGTTCCTGCCGCTTCTCTCGCCGCTCCTACCTTCGTAAACGACACGGGTCTTTGTGGTATCGGTGCAACCCCTGACGTTGTTGGCTCGACTGAGTATCAGTTCCAACTCCAGACCCTCCGTGGTGCTGGCCCTCGTGTTTGCGTCAAGCAAGCTCGGACAGCGTTCAAAGGTTCTTACCTCCAAGCTCAAGTTTCTCTTGAGAAAACGATCCTTCAGATCATCAACGCTGACATCCGTTATCAATACCTCATTCAGTCTGGTATCAAATACGTTGTCAACAGCACATACTCGTTTGGAAATAACCTCACGGGTGATATGCAGCAAATCAACACCCAGTTCGCAGCGCATCTCCCTGATGCACAGATGAACTTCAAAACCCTCTATCGCATTGGCACGTTCCTCCGCGAAGAAATGCTTGCAGAACCTTTCGCATCGAAAGATGGAGAGTTCTTCCAAGTTCTTGCTTCCGCTGATCAGATCGAAGCCTTCCGCAATGATGCAGACGTAAAAGAAGACTTGCTCTATCTTACCGCTGGATCGTTCAAATTGGGTGATGAGTCCATCTCTGGTTATCAGTTCATGGGTTATCGCGGATTTGCCTTTGGCATCGACCAACAACCACTTCGCGCTACTGGTTTTGATGGTAACGGCAACCTCGTCCTCGTCAACCCAATCGTTAGCACCGCTGTTACGAATGGTTTCGCTCAACGCCGCAACCCAGCTTGGGTAGCTGCACCTTACGAAATCATGTTTGTTATCGGTGGCGAAGCATTCAAACGCCTTGTGCCTGAACAATACGTTGGCGAAGGAACCTTCCGTTTCGCCCCTCAACTCGCAATGGGTGAGCTGGAGTGGACGTATTTCCGTGATAACGATTGTAACTTGTATGGCGACTTCGGTCAGCATATCTATCAAATCCAACGCGCTATCCAGCCAATCCGCCCACAGAACGTGTGCGCCATTGTCTACAAGCGTTGCCCATTTGATGGCAATCCCCTTCCCTGCTCGACCGTAACAACGGGCCTGTAATCAGGTAGGTTAATATCGGTGCGGCTGGATAAAACTAGCCGCACCTCATTAGCTTATTTAATAAAACTATGTCATGTAATAACGGAAGTTGGGATGATTCTTCTCAAGATTGTAACTGGCCTATAATCGCTCCTAATGGAGCTACTGGAGCCACTGGTGTTCCCGGCCCTATTGGGGCAACTGGAAACGCAGGAGCTACAGGTATTGGCATTGTTGGATCGACTGGATTGACAGGCGCACAAGGGCCTCAAGGGCTTAATGGAATTAATGGATCGAGTGGATCTACAGGGGTGACTGGAGCAACTGGTCTAACTGGACTTACTGGGCCTAAAGGTGACACTGGAGCAAGTGGATTTAGTGGTTCGACTGGAGCAACTGGTATACAAGGGGCGAGTGGAGTAACTGGGCTACAAGGATCAACGGGTTCAACTGGTGTACAGGGAGCAATTGGAGCAACTGGTACAAATGGAGTTAATGGAGCAACTGGAGCAACTGGTACAAATGGAGTTAATGGCGCAACAGGGGCTACTGGTACAAATGGAGTTAATGGCGCAACAGGATCAACTGGGGTAAATGGAACTGATGGTTCCACTGGGGCTACTGGACTTACTGGTTCTACAGGAGTTGAAGGAGCCACTGGCGCGACTGGAGTTATAGGAACAAACGGAACTGATGGATCTACAGGAGCTACAGGAGCTACAGGATCGACTGGTATCCAAGGCGTACAGGGTTCGACTGGATCGACTGGATCGACTGGAGCAACTGGCCCTGCTGGAACGGGAGCCACGGGAGCGACTGGTCTAACTGGTACTGGTGGTGCATTGGGGTATTACGGATCGTATTTCAGTAATGTCGATCAAACCGCTGCCGCGATTAATACCGCATATGCAATGACAGTAAATAATGTCATCGGAGAAAATGGCATTTCTGTTGTTAGTGGATCGCAAATTACTTTTACAAGCACGGGAACTTACGACATTCAATTCTCCGCTCAATTTCATAACAATGGCGGTGGAGGTTCTGGCAATACAGTCCAAATCTGGTTCCGTAAAAATGGAACTGATATTCCAGATTCTGCAACAAGAATTTCCGTACCAACAAATACTCCATATTCGGTAGCGGCATGGGACTTCATGGATAATTTTGTTTCTGGAGATAATTTCCAGATCATGTGGTCAACTAACAATGTCAATATCGGTATCGACCACAATACAGCAGTTGCACCAGCACCAAATATCCCATCTGTCATCATCACAGTAATGCAAGTAATGTATACCCAGCTTGGCCCAACTGGGGCCACGGGCGTTGCAGGAACCAACGGAACTGATGGAACAACGGGATCGACTGGTGCTACAGGGGTACAAGGAACAACGGGAGCCACTGGCGCGACTGGCCCATTAACGAAATCCCTTGTTCGCTTTACAGGATATGGAAGCAATCAACCTCCCGCCACAAACTTTGCAACGCTGGACACACGCAATAGTATTGCTGTATTGGATTTTGACGATACTACAGATGAGTCTGCAATTTTTGTTTCTGTATGCCCACAAGGTGCTAACCTAGCAAGTGGTCTTTCAATTCGATTAATCTGGACAGCTACAACTGCAACAAGTGGAGCTTGCGTGTGGGATGCCTCGCTTGAGCGCATGACTACAGACATTGACGCAAATAGCTTTGATACAGCGCAAAGCGTAACAGCAACTACAAATGCTATAAGTGGAGTGCCAAACTATTCTACAATTACTCTTACAACAATTGACTCTCTTACAGCAGGAGATGGTTTTCGACTAAAAATCAATCGTAATGCAAGTAACGCAAGCGACACAATGACGGGAGATGCCGAACTCATCGCCGTCGAGGTTGAACAAATTGCTTAATTATGGCTTACGAATTTAATAGGACGAATCACTATCTGCCATCACCAACAATAACGGCACAACCTTTGCCAACCCACCAAATAGTATATGCCTAATTACTACAACAAAATAAATATATCTGATCTTCGTGATCTTCCACAAAGTTTAATTGACACTTGGGTAGAAGTGAATAATCCAAAACTCCAAGAATGGATTCTTGCTCCTACAAAACCATCACCAGATGCCGTGTGGAATAATGGACAATGGGTTATTCCACCTCCTCCAACTTACACCGCAGAACAATGGTTATCTAAAGAAGGATATGAAGCTACACAGCTTGTCACTCTCTTAGACCTATACGCTGCACTATCAGAAGTAGGAAAAACCTCTGTAAAAATGAATGCAGTTAAAGCGTGGACGAATAGCGTTCTTGGCGAGTATGTGCAGAACACTCAACCCAAAGAAGATTGGCAAACTGCACCATTTACATTTAATGAAACAGTTGTTGAAGCATATCAAGAACTTAAAATTACACTACCGTAAAAATTAACTCATAATGGATAATCACTCACTTAACGCAAGTATAACAGGAATGTTTGCAACATCAATATCTATTGGTATTTCTTACTTGCCAGAAATTGAACAATGGTTGAGAATAGGTTCGCTTTCTATTGGTATTTTAGTTGGGATAGGATCTCTTGCTATCATAATTAAAAACTTAAAGTTAAAATAACACTTGACCTATAATGAGAATTCTACTCACATTGATTGTATGCCTTGCATTAACAAGCTGCATCTCAATTCCCATTCCTCCAAGTGGAGATAAAATGGGAGACTATGGTAAAGTAGAAATCGGAATAAAAATTAGATATATACCAAACGACCAACTCGATTGGTTTAATCCTATAATTCCACAACCTAAATTATATAAAGACAAATGAAAATTGTAGATTACATCTTGGCTCGTCTCTTGGAATCGTCAACCTATCGTGGTGCGATTTTTCTTCTTGGTGGACTTGGTATTGCCGTTGCTCCTGAACAAGCCAACGCTATTGTTGCTGCATCAATGGCTGTTGTAGGAGCTATAAACGTATTCCGAAAACAAAATAAATAATGCTTTATAAGCTAACCGTAATTGCATCCCGTGAAATAGGGGTGCAAGAAACTGGAGGAAATAATTGTGGTAAACGTATTCGTGAATACCAATCTGCAACTGAACTTACTCCAAATTCATGGCCTTGGTGTGCAGCACTTGTTGATTGGTCTATTCGTGAGTGGTTAAAAGATAAGGAAGTTGTCGATTGGCTAGGTTTAAAAAACAGAACTACTGACCAATGGAGGCCAACAACAGCGTTAGCATATGGATTAACATCATGGGCAAAACAAAGGCCAAATACGACTAAGGTTTACAATGAAAAAGATAGAGCAGTTGCTGGAGACATTGTTACTTTTGATTTTTCGCATACAGGAATTGTTTTGGAAGATTGCGGCGAACATATTGTGACAATTGAAGGAAACACTAATGGTAGTGGTGGTAGAGATTCTGAATCTGGCGATGGAGTATGGAGAAAGATTCGTAAAAAATCACTTGTAAAAGACATTATTCGGATACATCCATCTACAGCTAAATAAATATGGCAAATATTATACATAAATGGAAAAAAGTCCTAGCAGTTAGTTGCAGTCATGCAAAATACTGTTGTCCAGATGCTTGGAGATCTGTAATGACGTTTAAAGATCGTTTTAAACCTGACACTATACTGCACCTTGGAGACTTTATTGATTTATCAGCCCTAATGGGTAATGGAATAGGTTCTGGAAGTGATGGAGATGAAGTTACTCCAGACATTGACACAGGTTTAATGCACATCCGTGAATTAATGGCTGGATGCAAGAATCCTTATGTTCTTTGTGGAAACCATGAAGATCGTGCATGGAAACTAACTCACAGCAAAAATTCTGTTACTTCATATTGCGCTCATAAAATTGTATCTGCGATTGAAGACACAACTAAAAAGCTAAAAGCTAGGTTAATTCCTTATTCTGGAATTGAACAGATCGTTGACATAGCAGATATTGGGTTTACTCATGGAACTTGCTATGGTGAATCTGCTGCTAGGGACATGGCAGAACAATACTGCAATGGTACTAGACGTAAAATAGTAATGGGACACACTCATCGTGTTGCTATACAGAATGCCAGAACATATCATGGTGGCACTTGCTACAATATTGGAACATTAACGTCTAGGGGAGCGTTAGAATACGCTAAAAACCGAAGAAGCACGTTCAGTTGGTGTCAAGCGTGGTGTTGGGGTGAGTATTGTGAATCACTTAATCAATCTTCACTTCAAATAACGCAAAGAGGAAGAGGAGAAGCATGGAGAATGCCAATTTAAAAATAAAATTAAAGCATTACACAAATTTTCAACCATTGTGGAAAATCGAAAACATTAAAAAAGGAAATAAACTTCCAACACAATTTTGAAACCATGACCCCAAACGATTTTCTTAAAATTCTTCTTGAGGCAAGTAATAAATGCACAGATCCAGCACCAAAAGGATGGCATTCTAAAAATGATTTGTGCAAAATGTGGAATGTTAAAAAAACTACTTGTAAAGAAAGGATTACATCAGGAATGAAATTAGGACTGATTGAAAGAAAAGATTTCTATATTCCAAATGTAAATGGAATTTTATTTCCTGTCCCTCATTATTTTTTTAAAGATGAAAAAAAGCCTAAGAGTAAGAATTAACGGGCAAGTATGGACTATTAGTTATGGTATTCCGGGTAAAACCAATGGAATTATTGATGATGGATGCTGCGATTACGAAAAACGCAAGATCACAATCAATCGAAATGCAGAAAGCAATCTTCTTAATGTATTATCGCATGAAGTGCTACACGCAAGACTTCCAGACTTTAGTGAGGACGCTATTGAAGAGTTAGGATCATTAATTGACGAGATTTATGTTAAGATGCAGCAAATTTCTTAATTTCATTTGACAACAAGTAAATATCAACATTAAATTCCGAAAAATATGAGTTGCTACGACGAATGCGTTCCAGATTATCCTGTTTGTGATTGTGTTGACACCAGAGGTGCTACTGGAGCTACAGGAGTAGGATTTGTTGGAGCTACTGGGCTTACTGGCGCAACTGGTGCTGGTGCAACTGGCGCAAGCGGATCTGGCGCAACTGGAGCTACTGGACAACCCGGAATTGGAGTACAAGGAGCAATGGGGCCACAAGGAATACAAGGGCCACAAGGACAGGCTGGAACAAATGGTTCGACTGGAGCTACTGGGACACAGGGATCCACAGGAGCCACTGGTTATGGGGCAACTGGCCCAGCTGGAACTTCCCCAGTATTAACACGTCAAAGCTCTACAACTTTCCCTATTCAAGTGGGAACCAAAACATTTTTTTACCCATCAGCAGATATTGGTTGGACTTATGGATCACGCATTCGCATTGTTGCTAATTCTGCATATCCTTTTGATTGGATGGAAGGCAATATCATTAATGTTGCTTCTAGCTTTGTAACTGTTTACGTTGATAAAACTCAAGGAGCGGGAACATTTTCAGACTGGGTTATTGCATTAACTGGAGATGGTGGAATAGGTGCAACTGGTTCAACTGGGCTTACTGGTTCTACTGGGCCATCTGGTGGGCCAACAGGCCCAATTGGAGCAACAGGAGCCACAGGCCCTGAAGGAGCAACTGGTTCTGGATCAACTGGAGCAACAGGCGTACAAGGAGTAATAGGAGATGTTGGGGCTACTGGTTTAACAGGAGCAACAGGCACTAATGGCACTAATGGCACTGATGGCGCAACAGGAGCAACAGGCTCAACAGGCCCAGTTGGAGCAACAGGAATTGAAGGAGCAACTGGTTCTGGATCAACTGGTGCTACTGGAATTGGTTCTACAGGAGCAACAGGCGCAATTGGGGCAACAGGCGAGCAGGGAGCAACTGGAGTGATTCCCGCATCGAACGCAGGAAATGTTTGGGAATTCACAGGTGATGGATCAACATTAACTTGGTCATTAACAGGAAATACATCTGGCAGTATTGTTTCTGCAAATTATTTAGCATCAATTGATGGCATTTTACAATCGCCATTAAACTATACGATCAACAATGTTTCACCAAGAACACTAACAATATCAACTGTTCCATCTGGAAGTTTCCTTGTTGTTGTATCTCTTTCTACAGCTTAATAACAAATAAGAACCTAAAATTATGGCATTAACAAAAGCCACACAAAGCGTCATCACGCCAAATATCGCAACTACTGATACCCGTCAAACAATCACTGGTGAAAAAGTAATTCAAGCACTTTATTCTACATCATCTACAACCTCATTAACTATTGGAACTGGTTCTAAAACGCTAACTGTTGGAACTGGACTTACTTGGGTTGCTGGTCGAGATGTATTTATTACAAATGGATCAACAAGATCTATGTCAGGATCAGTAACAAGTTACGATCCTATTACAGGAGTAATGGTTGCAAATATTACCACTACTGGAGGTGGAACTGGAACATATGCGTCTTGGACTGTTACTCAACAAACTGGAACTGCACTTCCTGCTTTGCGTATTACATCCAATGATGTCGCAAGTGCTTTTGTTGTTGAAGATTCAGCTAATCCAGATTTAACACCATTTTCTGTTAGTAGTTCAGGAAATGTTAATGTTGGTAACAGTTGCACTATTACTAGCAATTGTAGTGTTGGAGGAAATTTAAGTGTTGTTTCTAATGCAAGTGTTAATGGAAATTTAAGATTGTTAAATCCAAGCAGTTCTACAGGATGGTTTGCTGTAACTGGAGGTGGAAATACTAGTGGAAGAGGATTTAACAATATTATAAATACACAATATTTAACTAATTCTTGGAGCTTACAAAAAACAACAAATGCAATTACAGTTTCCTTGCCAGCCACTGGGTCAATTGTTTATAATTTATTGGATCCAGCAAATTTATATTTAGAATTCCAAGAATTGCTTGGGTCAACTCAAATCTTATCAGGTGGGTTTGGTGGAACATTGCAATTAAAAATAATGTCATATGTCATTGCAACAACTGTGGCAACAGGAGTTCAAGTTCAAACGGTTGGAGCATATACAAGTCCAGTTTTTGTAGTAAACGCATTAACAAATTCATCTAATTTCACTGGATTTACATTAAATGGAGTTACAACAGCAACAAATATAACTACAGTAGATGGATTGGCTCAAACAGCAGGAGGAATTCCAGCAACTGGATATGCTACCATTCAAGCAACCGCTGCAACAACAACAGCAAATGGGGAAATAAATTTAACATTGCGAGGACATACTACTCTTGATAATGCAACAACAACCTTCGTTTCATATACAACAGCAGAAATTATTTGTTCTAATTTTTATGCTGCTGCAGGATAATATTGACAAAAACAATCAAAAACATTAGAAATAAACACTATGTCTTGCAATACTCGTAGAAGCGGCCCTTGCTGCCCAGATACACCTTATCCACAGGTTTCACATGAAAGCGTTCCATCGCTAATTGATAATCTTGTTAATGCACTTTATGGAGCAATTACAAAGTCTGTTAAAAGTGGACGTGTAATTTGGAATATTCCATGCGATCCATCTACTACTCCAGCCGAAGTATCTGGAATACCGCGAGCACAAGGAGAAGGTCTTCTTTGTTATATTATCCGTGTACTAAATGAAGATGTTGCTGTAATTGCAAACGTAGTTCAAACAAACACAACGCAGACACTAACTGGTCAAAAAACATTTACTCAAAGTATTATTGCTACTGGTGGAGTTACTGGTGATGTTATTGGTGATATTTACGCTTCTAATGGAACAACAAAAGTTCTTGAAAATGGAACTGGTGCAAACGCAACATTCACTGGTAATGTTACTGGTAATTTAACTGGAAATGTAACTGGAGATGCAAGTGGATCAGCTTCAACTCTTGCAACTCCAAGAACAATTGCTATTTCTGGAGCGGTTACAGGAACAGCAACCTCATTTAATGGTTCTGCTAATATTTCAATACCAGCAACAATTTCATCTGGAGCGACAATTACTTCTCCTGTACTTGCTGGGACTGCAACAGGAAGCTTGACATCTAAAGTTATTCAAGGAGTAACGGATGGATCTGTCCCATCAATATCTTCTTACATTGGAGAATTGCTTGAAGTAAATCAAACAAGCACATCTATTTTAACTGGGGCAACTGTAAATGCAGCAACGCTTTCACTTACTGCTGGAGAATGGGAAGTTTTTGGAAATGCGACATTTAATTTTACTGGGACAACGGTAACGGCAAACACAACAGCAATTGCAAGCGTAAGTGACACTTCAGGATCACTTCAAGCTGACAAACAACAAGCGATTATACTACCCGCACTCACTACAGCAACAGCATCCCCAGCACTTGCTCTTGTAACGCCTAGAGTGTCTGTTTCTGTTACAGGAAGCCCAGTTCCATCTTACCTTGTGATTAAAGCTCCAGCATTTTCCGCAGGAACAATTGCATTTACAGCAACTCTAAAAGCAAGAAGAATTCGTTAATTTATGCCATACACTAAAGAAAAAACTAAAATGCCAGAAGGTTTTTATGACCTTGGTGAAGAACTTAAATCCATTTCTATTTCAATGGGTGAAAGTGAAGACGAATATGAATCTCCAAAAATTCATTATCCATCATTGTATTTTGAAAATGCCGAAGGATTGAGTAAACTTCCAAAAGAAGGAACTGCTGTTATTTATTTTAAAAAGACAATGGAAAAAAAAGAAACCGTAATGCGTGATGGCAAGGAAACAAAACGTCATTGCGTTGAGCTTTGCATTTGTGGAATTAAACCAAAAGGCGCAAGCAAAATGGAATCTACAGCTAAAAAAGAAGATCCAGAAGATGCAATTGAAATGGGACTAGCCGAAGCTGGTGAATCCGAAAACGAAGAATACGAGAAAGACTAATTATGGCCGATAAAACAATGCCTCCTACCGAAGCACCAACACCAACCACAGACGCTATGCCGGGGGAAATGGCAGCACAAACACCAGACATGGTTCCTCAAGGTGGTCAAGTAATGGTTGGAATGCCATCTGATGCGTTTGATGCTATTTATGCTCTTGTAACACAACTTGCAAGTGGACTTGAGTCACTCAAAGCTGATGTTGATGCACAAAAAGGCGCAGAAGCAGGAATGGCTCAAGAAGGTACAGAAGAACAAATGACACCAGAAGGATCGGGAACTGATGAAGAGTTTCTGAAATCTATTGCAGAACAAGGTTCCGTGCGATAGCATTGTGCCATGTTTGTATCCGAAATCTTCGATGAATGCGCTGAAATTCTAGGAACTACCGACGAAACAAAGGTATTTCGGAAAATCACGCAAGCTGTTCAGACCTTGATGGAATCTGGACATTGGACTCACGCAACTGCTGAAGTAGATGTTTGCACAGGTTGGGATAAATGTTCATTGGCACTTCCAAGAGGAATTGATATTCCACTTGCTGTAAATATTGATGGTTCGCCAACTTATTTCAGGAATCGTTTATTTCAATACCATGTAAATAAGGGTGGGATGTATAATTCCGTAGAATGGGCATGGGATGATCGTGGATATGTTGCAACATTAATGGACATCACTCGTCCTTCTCAGCTTGTTGCTGTTGCTGAAAGCAATAATGACGTAGGTAAAACAATCCGCGTTCTTGGAATTGACCAAAACAATCGAAATATTCGTTCACAGATGCCTAATGGGGCTGGGGTTGATGGATTGTTAGTTTCAATTCATTCTCAGCAAGATTTTCAATATGGAACAATTGCTCCAGACGGAAATACGATTGCAAGTAGGGAAGTCGCCATTGATCCAATTACTGATTTCACTACCACAACTCCACATAGTCTCTCATCTGGTCAGGCAATGTCCGCTAGGCTCATTAGTGGCACTATTCCAGTTCCACTTAATGACGGACAGACATATTATGTTGGTGTAATTGACGCATATACTGTTCAATTATTTAGTGACTCGCTTAATGCACAGGTGTTGCAATATCCAATTGCGTTGCAGTCTATTGATGGATTTGGTTCAATGCAGTTGCAAGATAAACGCACTGCACAGGTTGAAACATCTTTGAAGTTTGTTCCACCATCTCCAACATTTACAATTGATTCGCCAAATCAGATTGTATTTCCACCTCAGTCTCTTCCTGCACCATTGCAAGCTCAACGGACATATTTTGCTCAACCAATTGATGCAGATCATATCCAAGTTTTTCAAAATTTATCTGATGCAACAAACAACACAAACCCATTATATTTAACTGGGTCAAATAATGCTATAGACGTTGATATTCGCAAAGAAATAACGCCTGAAACAAAATTAGTGTTTCCTGTCAAGCATTATTTTAGAGATGGAGATCAAGTTCAAGCATTTACTGGAGGAGGAGTACTTCCTCAACCGCTTGTTTCTAATCAAAATTATTTTGTAAATATTGTTGATGCTTATTCAGTTTCACTTCATTCAAATCAAACTGACGCAATCAATTCAACTAGTACAAATTTTGTAAATCCAATTCAAATAACAACATCTGGATCTGGAACAAATTCTCTAGTAAAGTTAATACAAGCAACTTCAAGAACTGGAACGCAAAGTCAAATTACTACAGGTTCAGATGGACTTTCAATAGACGCTGCATCAGGAAGTGGAGCATCGTTTCAAGCAATAACAGTTGGTTCGGTAACAAATATTTCAGTAACAGCTGGAGGAACTGGATACGCATCCCCTCCAAGTGTAACATTTTCAGAACCTCAAGATCCACCAACAGGAAGCAATATTCAAGTTAGAGCGGCAACTGGATACGCATTGCTTGCAGGAACTGCTGTTACAGCTATTGTTATAACTGATTCTGGTTTTGGATATACTTCAGCTCCTGTAATCACATTTAATTCTGGTGCAGCAACAGCAACGGCAACAATTACTAAATCATTTATTTCTGGATTTATTAAAATCTCTGGTGGATTTGATTATCAAGAAGTACCTCAGGTTGAAATAACTGGAGGAAATGGTGTTGGAGCAACTGTAACGGCATCAGTAAACAATAGTAATCTTTCTGTTTCTAGTATAGATAGAGTTGGAACAACGGCTACAGCAACAACAGTATCTCCTCATGGATTTGTTACAAATCAAAAAGTTAGAATTAGTGGCGGCGTTGGATCTTCTGATGGATTTAATGGAGATGTTATTATTGAAGTTCCAACAATAGATACAAGCATTTTTTCGCTAACAAAAGCTACGTCTACAGCTACTCTTGCAACAGTTACAACAACAACAAATCACGATTACAATACAGGAGATAGAGTTACATTTTCAGGATTTACAGGAACATCAAATGTTTACAATAATTCATTTAACGTAACTGTTACTAGCCCGACAACATTTACAATAATTGTTCCTTCAACGACTCCAACTCCGGGTGTTGGAACTGCAACTTCAAAAATACCAGATAGTGATGCACTAACATTTACTTATAGTGTTTTAGCAACACTTCCAGCTTCCGCTTCTGGAACAATTACTGTATTTTCTGGAGAAGTAACTGGGCTTAATCTAATAACTTCAGGATCTGGATATACAACAACTCCAACTGTTTCATTTATTCCATCAACTGGTATATTTGTTGATTTTTCATCAACGGGAATACTTCCTCAACCGCTTGTTTCAGGAACAATATATCGCGCAGAATCTCCATTAAATGCAACAAGTGGAACATTTACTGTTAAAAATACTGATTTTAGTCAGGTTAATATAACGTCATCTGGAACTGGGACATTTTATCTTGTTCTTTCACGTTCATTTAGCGTTGATTTTACAAATAATTGGCTTGGAGATTTTGCAAGCCTTATTACCGGCCAACAAATATATTTTGGAACAGATTATTTGTTTCCAACAACAAGTCCCTCAATTGATAATGGAATAACTCCAAGATATCTTCGGTATATATCAAATACATTAGGTCAAGTTTACGATACGTTTGCAAACGCAACTAATCCTCCATTAACAACTGGATTAATTAACATTGATTCGTTTGGAACTGGACAAACTTATTATGCACTAAGAACACAAGTAACACCATCTGTTGATACAAATCTTATTAGTGCAAATAATCTTTCATTCCTTACTGAAAATCAAGTTGTTCAATTTAGTTCATCTGGTACATTGCCATCACCACTTGTAGCTTTCACAGATTACACAATACGTTTAATTGGTAGTTCTATTCGTATTTATAGTGGTTCAACGCCTGTTGTATTAATTAACTCTGGAATAGGTCAACTTAGCCTCGATATCATTCGTGATGTTCAAGTTCAACCATCGAATAATATTGTTGCTACAGCATCGCTTTACGAAACGGGAACAGAGCTTGTTGTTAGAGCTAAATTAGGTGATGTTTTGCCAACTGGACTTGTTGAAGGAACGAATTATTATGTTCGACGCATTAACAACAATTCTTTTGAGCTTTACGATACGCTTAATAACGCTAGAAACCTTGATTTAATTACTGGTCGTAAAACATATACAACACCCGGAAATAAAGTAACCTCTAAATTCTTTACAGATGCTATTTTTGAGGCCGTTCTAGTGAAATCCATTGCCCACATCGAAAAACCCCTTACAGACGGATATGTGAGCCTTTACGCATGGGATTATGGTCGCAGCAATGACATGACTTTGATCGGTCAGTATCATCCAACAGAAGTAAATCCGCAATATCGCAAAATTCGTTTAGGAAAACAATGTGCATGGGCTAGGATTATTTACAAAGTAACATCTCCCAAAGTTTCTTCTATTTACGATTTTATTCCACTTGAACAAGAACGCGCTATCATTGCAGCGGTTCATGCAGTTGATTTGGAAGACAAAGATTTTGCTGATCAAGCTGTTCGTTATTGGGGAATTGCTTATCAGTATCTTAAAAACCAACAAGAGTCTATTGATGGTCACGCAATGACTCCTCCTCAGATAAATAATATCACTTATGGTGATGGAACTGATATAGTTATGTGGTAACATGAAATCAGCAGAAATCACATCAGGAAGGCAAGAAAAAACTTCAGCAGGATGGATGCGTGGAGTAAATTCCATGCGAAATCCTTGGGCATTACCTGAAGATCAAGTGAAATGGTCAGTTAATACTCAGTTCCGTGGTGGTATTGTTCAGACTAGGCCCGGACAAGCAATGAAGTTATCGCTTCCTGCTGGAAACTTCCAAGGTGGAATTCTTTTCCTATCAAATAAACAATATAAAGCAGCAGATGGAACAAATCCATCGCAGATATTTGATGTTACTGGGCATGGAGTTGAGAAAACTGAGATTCCTTACATTGTTTTTGCTGTAAATGGTAAAGTTTATTGGAGTCCATTCCCACTTGTTCAACCTAAATCATGGGTTCCATACCAACTTTCAGGAGTTTCTATTGATCCAAACGTAAAACAATGTGTTTTTACATTAGCAACAAAATCTGCTAACATTTCTACTGGTGGTGATGTTTCAATTACACCATCTCATCGTGTTTTATTTATTCAAGATGGCATTTCTGCTCCTGTTTACTGGGATGGAAGTAACACAACTGGAGTTCAATCGTCATTAATTCCAACTGGAACATGGATGGCATATTCTGGAAATAGGTTGTGGGTTGCAAGTGGAAACATAGTTTTAGCATCTGATCTTGGAGATCCAACAAGCTGGAAAGAACGAGAATCAGGAACTGGTAGAGGAGACTTCTCTTTTACTCGTCCAGTTACGGCACTTGCTAACTATGTTGGACAAAATAATGATCAAAGGCTTTATGTTTTTACAGATCGTTCAACATTTGCACTTGCAAGTGGAGTTTTAGATAGAACAACTTGGGCAATTACATCAAATTTTCAAACTATTTTATTTCCAAATATTGGGTGTATTGCTGGTAAATCTATTGCATTCCAAGCTGGTCAAATGTGGTGGTATTCGCAAGGTGGACTTATTGCCGCTGACGTTGCTGGAAATGCTTATTTGTCATCTCAAGTTCTTTATAAAGACGTTGAAATGGTTCGGGCAAAGGCATACATGGCTGGAGACCAAACTGGAATTTGTGCCACATCATTTGAGAATTATCTTCTTTATAGCATTCCTTATCTTGAGCCACTAAATTCAGCTACAATGGTAATGGATTGGGCAGCGGCATCTGAAATTAATCAACAAAGATCTCCAGCTTGGTGTGGAGTATGGACAGGAACACGTCCTGTTGAATGGACTTCTGGAGTTATTGATGGACAACCTAGATGTTTCCATTTCAGCGTTGATTATTCAGCTACAAGTGACGGGTCTTATATTTCACTTTGGGAATCATTTATGCCAATAAGAGTTGACTCATATTTGAGTTTCAATGACGATGGTACAACGGTTGACCTATTTAACCGCATTTACGCACAAGTTGAAACAGCGTTACTTGGGGATGGAATGGATTACAAGCAATTTGTGTATGGAGAACTTGAGTGTTGCGAGATTGGTGGAACAGTTGACGTTAAAGCGTCATATAGAGGGTCTAAGGGCCAATATCAATCAATCCTAAACACAAGATTACTTGCTGTAACTCAAAACTACCAGTGGGAAAATACTCCATTTGCGGCAGAGGTTGAACAATTAGGTTTTTTAAATACGCAATATCGTCGATTAATAACTGAATCTACAACGCGAAATGCGACATCATTGACGTGTGAATCAAAGTTGACAACAGACATTGATAAAGGTTTTTCAATGTTAATTGAATGGTGTGGAGAATTTGGTGTTGAGGTAATCCGTATGTTCCAAGATCCGTGGAGCGAAAGATCAACTGGAGTTCCACAATCAAATGAGACGCAATCATGCGTAGCTGCTCAAGATGGAACAACATTAACTTTAGATCTTTTGCCTAATCCATATGAGTCTCCTATAACGGAACAAAAATCATGGTATGCTAAAGTGTTTAGAACTGTAACATTATCATGTTCGCTACCATCAATAAACCCATCAATTTCAGCAACGGCATCAGCTTCATTCCTTTCAAATGTTTCTTTTACTCATGCCGAAGAACAGGCTGGAATATTAGCTGAACAAGCAGCTTCACAAGCAGCAAACCAATACCGATCACAGAATCCCTGTTAATATGCCATCTATTATTGACGCATCTGTAAAGATAACAGATTTTCCAAACCGATTTGTATCTCCATTTGGCGATGATCCAATTGTTCCTCTATATTCATCAGTTCCAATTCCACTTGAAGATAACTCTTGTCTTCCGTGTATAGTGTGTGGTAATTTTGCAACTAGAAATAAAGTTATACAACAACAGGCAGAAGTATTCAGCGGTTATCTTCCTAGTGAATTAGGTGGAAATGAAGTAATAGTAGGAACAAATTAATAAATATGAAACCAAAAATAGACTACAAACTTGTTCGTTCTGGGACTAACGAATTCTTAGAATTAATTGATTTTGCAAATGAGTTTAATCATCAAATTATAGAACATCCAAATGTTAATGTATATGCTCATTATTCTAATGGAAAACTATTTGGATACTCTGACCACGTTTATCTACCAACAGTTTATCCAGCATTTCACCCGAAACACACGCGCCCACAAGATATCATTCAAGTAATGAGTGATTGGAGGGCGCACACTCAACTTTCTGGATCTCCCGGATATATCGGAGTTCCTTTAATTAATGATAGACCTAGTTTTACTAATGATGTTATGTTAAAATTAGGTTTGACTAAAATGGATAGAGAAGTTTACTCTATGACTAATTTTTAACTATGGGTGGAGCAAAAACAGTCAACGCAAGAAAATATATCAGCAGACCTGATTCATCTAATGACATAGCTATACTTATGGCTATGCAGCAAGCTCAGATGCAACAGCAAGCGCAACAAGCTGCGCTGATGAAAGCTGCGTCTGAAATGCCTCCAGAACAACAGTTTTATGATCCACTAAAACAATCTAAACGGCTAGCTGAAATTGGGATGGCAAACGCTCAAAAAGCCAAAGAGCTTGAGATGCAAGCATCTCCAGAAGCTGCTGCAATTCGGGAAGCGCAAGCAAGAGAACTTGCCTTGCTAACATCTCCACAAGGAGCTAATCAATATATAAATCAATGGACTGGAAGGCAAGGTCTTATTCAAGGACTTGAAACAGGATTGCAAGACTCAAGTATTGGAAGAGCTGCAATGTATGATTCAGCACTAAAAGCAAGGCAAAACTATGAGCAACAGAATCTAGCCTTACAACAACAGTTGTTACAGCAAACGCAAGCTCCAGTAGGAGGAATTGATCCAGCTTCATCTATTTCTGCACAACAAGCTGCACAAGCAAGGAATTTACAATCAATGCAGAATTGGAAAAATTCCATGTATGGTAATGTTGGTGCATATAATCAATCTACAGCTGATCAAATGGCGCAAATGGGAGTTAATTTCCAAAACTTGCAAGAAACAGCAGCTCAAGATAAGCAGAATTACACTAATGCAATGATGCAAAATCAAGCTCAAAATGAAGCTGGAAGAAACGCTATGAATTCAGCATATTTGCAAGCTGGCGGTAGTATTATTCAAGGTGCGGCTGGTGGCATAGGTTCTGCATATGGTGCTGGAGGTTCTGCTGCTGGTGGAGGGTTAAATTCATCTGGCTTTTATGGTTCAAAATTAGCTGGAGCAAACGCCTATGGTGTAGCCCCAAATCAATTGTCTCAACAAAGTTCAACTGGATTAGGTGGATTTATGGGAATTGGAAAACAAGGTGGATATTATTATAATCCAAGTGGATTATATCGCTCATAATTTATGAAACGACCAGATCCAACATTAAGTTTACAGGGATTGATGCTTCAATCGCAAGGGCAAATGAGTGCCTTGCAAAATCAAGCTAATTTACTTCGCTCCTATTCTTCACAGGCTCCAGCAATGCAGTCTTTTGATGCCGCAAGAACATCTAAGGAAGCATCTGAGTTTGGAATGGACAACATCCAAAGGTCTAAAGAATTTGAACGATTACTTAATCCAGAGTTGGCTAAAATGCGAGAAGGGTTGGGATATCGTGTTGCAGAAGCCACAAATCTTGATGCAAGTAAAAAGTGGATGGATCAATGGGCTATTAAAAGTGGACTAGGAAGTGATAGTCTTATTGGACGTTCAGCTATTTACGACCAATCAACACAAGAGGGACGACAAGCTAAATTGCAGAACTTGCAAATCCAACAAGGGTATTTGTCGCAAACTCCAGCTCCTATTGGGGGTCTTGATCCAGCATCTATTATTGCCGCAGAACAAGCTGCAAAAGCTCAGAATCTGCAATCCATGCAGCAATATCAAGGTAATGTAATGCAGGGAGCACAACAATTAAATCAATCTACAACTGATTGGATTAATAGTAATCTTGGGCAGCTGCAAAGAATAAATGCTGTTGACAAGCAGAATCAATCCAACTACGAACAAGCACTATTAAAAGGAGCGCAAGATAAGGCGCAGGGTGAAAATGCAAGTAGAGGAGCTATGATTAGCACTGGTGGTGCGGTTGCTGGTGCGGCGATTGGTGCTGCAATTATTATATAAATGGAACAACTAATAAATAAAACAATAAATAAAATAACAGAATGGAATAAAAGATGGCCTAGAGCGGTGGTTTTGTGGAGTGGAGGAAAAGACTCCACGGCATTGCTTCATCTTATTAAATTCAAAGCTGGAATTGATCTTCCAGTAATTCAATATCGTGAACCAAAAATGCGAGAACGATATGCTTATTCTGACAAGCTAATAAAAGATTGGAAGCTGGAAGTGTACGATTACCCACCGAATAGGGTTTCAATTGCTGATGGCCCAGACGTTGAAACGGGAGAGTTACGTTTTGACTTTATCAAATACTACCAATGGGGAAAACAAGCTGCTGTATGCCTTTCCTTGGGAACAGAACGACCAAAGGATAGCGAAGACTACCTGTGTGCCGTTACAGACCTATTACAACGCCCTACAGGGACTTTTAATTGGCCTTGGGGGGCAGTATATATTGGAACAAAATATTCAGATACAGATTTAATTAAAGGCCATGTACCACTTGCTGTTGATATTCGATATGCTGACGATTCGCCGATGTCACTTTATCCGCTCAGAGATTGGACTGATAAAGACATTTTTCAATATTTGGAAGAAGAAGGAGTAAAGCCAGATCCAACTCGATATGTAAAAAGTTGGGATACTTGGGGGAACAATAAAGATAAATCACTTAATGCCGACTTTTATCCTGTTTGCTTTAACTGCGTTAATCGACATGAAGGGAAATACGTTGATTGTCCAAAATTGAAAGCTAAAATATCAAATATTTCGCACCTTGCTCCATATGAAGATTTGGTAAACGAAGACTTAGGATTTCGTCCTGTTGTATGGAACAAGTAGAGTTTGACTGCAAGTCATGTGGGGCTTGCTGTGCTTTTAAATGGTCATGGCCTGTTTTTAAAAGAGATAGATCAGATGCAAAAAGTATACCAACAAACATGGTAAGAACTGACTATCCATTAATGAAAACAGAAAATAATAGATGTGTTGCATTAGATGGAAAAGTTGGTGAATCTGTGTGTTGCAAAGTATATAATGATAGGCCAAACTCATGCCGTAAATTTGAACCGGGAAGTGATTTGTGCAAAGAAGCTAGAAAAAAACTTTTGACATAATTTTATTTAAGCGTTAAATACTAAAAAACTATGGGATTCTTTGATGGTTGGAGGTTAAGTTCAAATAACAGCTCTTCTGAAGAGAGTGGACAAGCTGTTGCTGATGCCGCTGCTAAAGCAAAAGCAAAAAAAAATAGGGAGGACGCTGCTGCCCTTGTTGAAGAAAAAGCAAGAAAATCAAGAGAACAGGCTCTTGCTATTGCATTAATAATAAAAGAACAAGAAGCCGCTAACAGAAAAATTGCACAAGAAGCCGCTAACAACAAAGTTCAAATACAAGGACAAAATAAAACTACAGCAATGTTAGGGTCTGCATATCCTCAACAAACTGGAATGCAGCAAAATATTCCACCTACATCAGACATGAGTTTCTCAGGATTTACTTCATCTAAAATTGGAGGACAATCTCCTCAACAAACAATGGAAACCGCTCCACTAGTAAACCAAAAATCTGGAGGAACACAACGTCCATTAAATAGATATTTTTCGCCTCAAATTTCTGGATTGGCATTTGGTGGATCATAAAGCATTTGACTTATTTTCAGTAAATCATTAAATACTGAAATCAAACATAGAAATAAAATAAACAAACCTTAAAAGAAATATAATATGGGAGGAAGTAGACGCAAACAATCAAGACCAGAACCTAAGCCAGAAGTTAATCCAATGCTTGAGTTTTTGAAACAACAGCAAGTTCAACAAAACCAGCAAATCGCTGAGAGTTCTCTTGCTCAAGAGAAAGCATTACTTAACTCTCAAGTTGCCGCTGGCAACCAATCGCAAATGCAAGGTCAACAGATGGCAATGCAAGATTTAGGAATGCAAGATTCAATGCAATCAATCCGTGATGCAAATTCACTTTCTGCATTTAAAGCAGCCTCTTCTGCCGCTGGACAACAAGCTACTGGAGGTGGATTTGACGTTAATTCCGCACAACAAAATGCTTTAGCAAATATGGGATATAGTGGAAATATGTTGCCAAAAACACCAGCAAATATGGCATCTGGTGGACAATATAATCCAACTAATACATTCTCACTTCCTCAAACATCTGGTATAAAGTTTGGCGGAGTTTAATTATGGCTATCAGCTATTCTTCCGAGGGTTACAAGGTAACTCCTCAATTCGCCAATCTTGGCGCATTGCAGGGATTACAACCACTTGACGTAACACGGAAGGCTGAATTCCAGCCTCGTCCACTTGCTCCAATCGAGGTTTATTCGTCTCGTCCAGAGCTTGTGGCACAAGGACTGGCACAAGGCATTCAATCTGCTGTCAGTGGCATTACTGGAGGAATTACGGCATATTACTCAGAGAAGAAAGAACAGGCAAAAGAAGAACGGAAGTTTGAACGTCAAGTTGAGCTTGAAAAAGCAAAACAAACAACTGAAAATCTTTCTTTTATAAATCAAGAAAGAGTTAAATTAGCTGCAACAAAGGGACTTGAAGCAGACTATAAAGAACAAGATGATGCTCTTGTTACGGCGGGTAAAAGAATAATGGGAGTTCTTCCTAGTGGCTATAAACAAAAAGAAACACAAAAAACAGAAACAGATACGCCACCAAATAAAGTTGATTTTTCAGGCCCATTGCCAGAAATAACTCCTGCTCCTGCTCCTGCTCCTGCTCCTGCTCCAGCTCCTGCTCCTGCTCCAGTTCCATTAGCATCAGTAACGCCGACAGTAGTAGCAGATTCAGCACAAATAACTATTCCTGAGCCACTGTCTATACCAACTCAGCCTGTACCAGTTGCGCCTCAAGCTCCAGTTACTCCTCAAGTTCTAGTTGCACCGCCTGTTGTAATTCAACCAGCACAACCAGCTGGTCAACCAACTCAAGAATTAACAAATATTCAGCCAGTTACTCCACAAGGTGGAGTTGTTCCTCCTCCAGTTGAATTTAATAGACCAGAACAACCAAAAGATCCTAAATTGCCTCGTGATCTCAGGTCATATGTTTATATGCCAAATGAGTCAAGCAATGCTTATCAAGCGGCAGCTGAACTTACTACTCCATACAGAAAAGTTTCTGTAGAGCAAAATCCAAGGACAAAAGAATATTTCTTAAAACAAGAAGACACTACATCAGAAGTGCTAAAAATGCAATCTGAAGCACAAGCAATGGGCATAAGTGCAGAAGATTTGGCACTTAGAAAACATCAAAAGGACTTATCTAATCAAGATCAAGCTAATAAAACATTAGAAGCTAATAGGAAGATTGTAAAAGAAGATAAATCATATCGTGATTCGTTAAAGGATAGCATAAATAAGCAAGCAAATAAAATAGATTTGATCGAAGATGCAATAACTAGAATTCAATCAAACCCTGATCTTGTTGGTATTTATAGTCAATATCTTAGAGGAAAAGAGCCTATTGGTGGATTTAATTATCAAAATATTGCAGCGATTGCAAAGGGAGCTGGATATTCTGGCCCAATGGAGAAAATCCAAAAAATTGTAGATATTGAACAAGCTCTTAAATCAATTGAATCTAATCTTGGTTGGGAAGAGTTTGCAAAAATGAAACAATTGTCTCCAACTGGAACAGCTGGAGTTGGTGGTCTGACTGAAGGAGAAAGACAATCTCTAGAGAAAATTCCCGGATCATTAGACATTACAAATTCTCCTGAAAAACTTATTGGAACTCTTTATAATCTTAGAAATGGATCTATAAAGACTATCACTAACGCTTCAAATGAAGTTGAATCTGCTGATCCAACATTCAAAAGACCAATTTATAACTCACTTAGGATGAATCCAAATGATGAATCTAGGATTAAAATTTTAAGTGATGGACTTGGAAAAGCAACTGAAGAGCAAAAAACAAACGAAAATTATTTAAATGCTCTTGAAGAATTAAAAAATCTTATTAGAAAAAGAGATAGAATTAAAGAGTTCAATGCTGAATTAGGTCAAACTTTTAGAAATATTAAATGACACTTGAAGAACAGATCCAGTCTGAAATAGAAAACGAAAAAAAGTTATCAGCAAAGGATTCTTCAGAAAAACCTGTTGAAGAAAAGCCACCTCTTGCTGATGTAACAGCTCCGCAACCCGTGTCTGGAATGACTCAAGTTAAGTCAAAGCCACTTGAATACATGGAGCCAGCTACTGAATGGCGAGGAATGACTGGTGCTGTTAATCGCGGACTTACCGTTCCGGGAGTTCAAGCTGCCGCTGGTGGCCTTTTAGGAACTATTGCTGGCCCTCCCGGAATTGCAGCTGGAGCAGCTGCTGGCCCTATTGTTTTTGGTCTTGGCGATCTAGCTATTGAAGGAATTAATTCTTATTTTGGAAAAGATTTTTACACTTCTCGCGGAGCAATAACTCATCTTTTGGATGCTCTTGGAACACCAAAACCAGATACCGCTGCTGAAAGGATTACTGAGGCAGTAACAGAGGGGCTATCAAGTGCTGGTGGGTCTGCTGCTGGATTTCAAAAAGCTGGAGAAACAGCAAAAGCTGGAGCTAAGTTTTTTAAATTCATGGGGGAGAAGCCTGTTGAACAAGCTGTAATTGGCGGGTTAGCTGGAGGAGCATCATCTGGTGCACAGGAGGCTGGAGCTGGCCCAGTTGGATCTGCTTTGGCTGGTTTAGCTGCTGCTGGAGCTGTCCCTGCATTGAAGTATGGAACTAGAGCTGGAATGAGAACATTTTTTCCAACTAAACAGCAATTAGAGCAAGAAGCGATGCAGTCGGCGCAAGGAGTTTATCAAACACTTCTTCCAGATGAAAAATCAAGACAAGACGCTTTTGCATCACTACAAAGAGCTGGAGAGGTAGCTGATAAAGATATTAAATTGATGACTGGTGAAATAACTGGTCAAACTGGATTATTAGCATTGCAACAAGCATTGGAAAAATCATCTATTGAAGTTGCTAATCGTAAGGTTGAAAACATTAGAGGTATTAGCACTAAGGTTAGCGAAGGTCTTGAAACAACTGGAGTAAAACCAGAAGAAGCTGAAATGTTTTTTAAGTCTAAATTAGATGAACTTGAAAATGTAGCAAAGCAGTCTTCAGATGCATTAACTTTATCTGGAGACATTGAGAGTCAGGCGATGATCAATGAATCTAAGCAAATTTTGGCAGAGCAAAAGAAACTAGCTGAAACTGGAGTTTTAACAACAGAAGAGGCACTTGAAAATGCACAAAAAGAACTTAATAATAGAATTGAATCATATAAGTTAAGTGCTGGAGCACAAGCAAAAGATCCAGCAAGTAAAATTGCTTCAAATGTTATTGAAAAACAAAATGAAGCTGGAGGCATATATGCTACTCAATTATATTCTAAAATAGGAAAAGTAGATCCATTTGAACAGCCAAATACCAAAAAAGCAATTGATAATTTAATAGCAAAAACTCCAGAAGGAGAAAATGGAACAAAAGATATTCCTAAAATAATTAAAGACATATATGCTAATATTTCAGATGAAGATGGAAATTTAAAATTAAAAGAATTATGGGAGCCTGTTGATTGGAGACAAAAGTTAAATGATGAAATTAATAAAGCAATAAGAACTGGAAATAAAAAAGAATCAAAAAAACTTATTGAAATTAAAAAATCAATTGATGCTGACTTAGCACTTCTTGAAGAAGTTTATCCTCAAATCAAAGAAGCAAATAAGTTTTATTCAGAATATTCTGATATTTTTAATACTGGAGCATCTGAAGAGGCATTTAAAGAAGGCGTAAGCGCAACAAAGGTATTAAAAGAATACATCCCAGCAAGTGCAGAATTAGCAACAGAAGATGATTTGTTAAGATTACGAAAAGCAATCGAGGGACATCCAAAAGTTCCATCGTCACCAGAATTAGTTGAAAAGGGATTCAATGCTGTTGACGATTGGGTTTATAGCCAAGCATTTAATTCTATTAATAAAGGAGATCCATCTGGTTCATTAAAAACATGGATTAGTAAAAACGGTTCAAGAATATTTAAAGCATTTGAAGGAAGTAAATCAAATGTAAAAAAAGGAATAAATAATCTTATTTCAGAATTTGAAGGACTTGAGCAAGCTAAAAAAACAGCAGAAGAAAGTCTTGAACTATCAAAAATTAAAAGAATTGAACAAGGAGAGAGTGCTGAATTGGTTAATAAGCAAAATATAGAAGCGGCTAAATTGCTTAAATCCCAAATGGAAAAAACAGCACAAAAAATCTTAACCGATTTTCAGGAACAAAATATCCCATCAAGAAATCCAGCTAATCAGTTTATTGGAGGAAATGCTGAAGATATATTTGGAAAAATCTTTGCATCAAATACATCAAGAGCAGATATGGCAAAAGTCATTGAAGCTGCATCAAAAGATCCAACAGGAAAAGCATTAGAAGGATTAAAGAACGCTGCAAGAAAAAACTTAAAGAGTAGTGTTGACCTTCCTGCAGAACCTACTGTAAAAGCTGGAATGACTGATGCAGTGCGGTTCAATGATGAATTAAAAGTAAGCCTTGGTAAATCAACTGAATTACTTAAGCCGGGTTTTCCTAAGAGGGATGTACTTGAGATGTTGTTTGGAAAAGATTCTAGGGAACTAAACTCACTTGATAAAACAAGAGAATTCCTTAATATGATGTCACAAAAAACAGATTTTTCTGCATCAGATGTTGCAAAGTATAAAGATATAGCTCAAAACAGCAATATTAATGATCTTCTTTCTCTTGGTGCTATTGCATTTGGAAATGTTAAAGGGTTTGTTGCTTGGAAGAGCCTTGACTTGATTAGGAAGTTCCAAAAAAGCACAAGGAAAGATGTCAGTGAAATCTTTAAAGATATTCTAGTAAAGGCTCAATTTGATCCAGAAACAGCAATGATATTGTCTGAGCCAATTACTCCAGAAAACTTTAAACTAACTCAACGCTTGCTAAGGAACTTTGGAATTCAAGCGGAAGCTACTGATTTTGGTATTGAAGAGCCTACAGAAGAAGGTCAAGAAACAACACAAAACAAAAGCGGAGAATTTCCGAAACTATAATATGCCACTAAGAAAATGCGCCTCACAAAATTGCTTTGACAGGAATGTTTCAGCAGAAGTAAAATCAGGTAAGTCTGTAAAACAAGCTGTTGCGATTGCATATAGCGTCCAACGTGAAGCTAAGAAAAAAGCTAAAAAGAAATAAACTTACACGCTCAATATGAGTCAAGGTGATTGGAGTATTTTGATAATGGCAATTGCGTCATTTATTGGTGGTGGTATTTGCATTGGCATTGCAACTTGGTGGGAGTAAAAGTATGATCACGTTAAAGTCTGTTGATCCAGTATCCATGAGGTATGTGACTACTGGCGACTGGGAATGGTTGCCTAATGGCGAGTTGAAATGTTCTGTAGCAGAGTATGGCAATGAAGATGGCGAGTTTCTAGTTAATCTTCATAAAATGGTGGAGGGTTGGCTATGCCGTAAAGCTGGAATCCATGAGTATGAGGTATCTGTGTTTGACATTTCAAATCTAGAGGCTCCGCATCGAAAACAGAACCAAACTGCCACAGAGGTAGAAAAGATCGTCTGTGAGGCAATGTCGATTGATTGGGAGGCACACAAAGAGTGGGTTAAACGTGTAAGTAACGAGGTAGAAGAAAAATCATTCCATGAAGTTCCATCAATCCTTATCAATGGGCCTAGATTCTGGGCTGAATTGCATTTGCTAGGGATTCGACACAGGACGGGTAAAAACATGACAGGATGGCTTAATGATTGGCGTGACTCCATTCCATTCAATGGATGCCCATGCAAAGAACATCTTGATAATTGGTTTTCAGAAAATCCTCCTGATTGGAATCGTTTTTTTGAATGGGGAATTGATTTGCACAATGCAGTAAACTTGCGTATTGGAAAGCCTACGATGGATGTTGAGAACGCAAAGGAATTGTGGATGCAAAAACATTTTTAAAAAAGTGTTGCAAGTTTTAAAATAAACTATATATTTCCATTAGTTTCTTCACCGAACTGTAGCCTGTGTTAGCGCACAGGCTTTTTCGTTTTTAAGTACGGTGAAAAGTACGGTGAAAAGTACGGTGAAAACGCTGGTGAAAACGCCAGTGAAAAACAATTTGCATTTTTGATCTGAATATATAAATTCACGCAATCGTTAATAACGATAATAAATATATGGATACTTTACAGATTAAACATAAAAAAACATCAAGTAAGAAAAGCCTTTACTCTGCTGGAAGTTTAACGACTTCTGGAACTACAGATGAACGGGATATTTGGTTAATTAACTTAGCAGCGCAATTTGATCGTGCTTGCGATTACTTCTGGACAAAAACTCCAGAAAGACGAAAAGTTCAAGCCGAATTTAAAAAGAATTGCAGTTATATTAACAATAGATATGCGAGTAAATAATCATCCAGCATTTCCAGTCACGGCATACCCCGGCGACCAACATAGTCCCAAGGTGCGACCTAACTCTGGAATGGGAATGCGCGATTGGTTCGCAGGACGAGCACTAGAAGGAATTCTTGCAAATCCAGAAGAACTAGCTATGGAAGCACCTCCTGAAGACATTGCTCGTATCGCATTTAAATTTGCAGACGCAATGCTAACAGAAAGAGAAAACCACCAATGAAAAGCCAAACATCAGCCAGCTTGAAATTTGGATCTCCAATGATCGTTTCAAGTGCAGTAACAAAACCACAAAAAACAAACATCCGTGTGTCTATGCCTAAGGCAAAAGCAAAGATGCCAAAACTAACAAAAAAGAAATAAATATGAGTCAAGAAAACGAACTTGTAGGATTCGGTGAAGACCAACAAAAAGCCATTGAACACGCAATCAAAGGCATTGACATTGACGCAATCAGTAAAGATGAAGTCTTTCTTGATTTCATTGGCCGATTGAAACGCTTTAACTTTGAATGTTCCGTTGCATTGCATCTCCTCGAAAAGAAGACGCTTGCAGATATGGCTGAAAAAGCTGAAGAAGTCGAAGTTGAAAGCAAAGAGTAATTTATGAGCATCATCAGTGACCATGCACATGATTCCCATGATATGGGAGGAAGCTGCAAGTCTTGTGGGGTTGATTGGATTGATCACATGGGAGTTCAATCAACTTGCTCAAAGTTACAACAAGCAAACGAGCTTTTACTAATGGCTTTGAGCTATGTTAAGCAACCAGAGTATTCAAGAGATCTTGGTGAGCAAGAAATGTATTTTGACTTCCGAAAAGCAGTAGAAAAGTTTTATGGAAAACATTAAGAAGTCTGAGTGGTCTGGACAAGCTGGAAAAGGCGATGAAGAACGTCCAGTTGACCGCAAGAAGTATCGCGCAAACTTTGACGAGATCGACTGGTCAGCGCATCGAAAAGCGTCTTCAAAACTTCACCCCGATAAGCGAACCTGAATGGACAGGTGACTCCTGTGGACGCGCAGGGGAAGGGTGTCTTTTTAATCTATCAGCTTGTCGCTGATTTCGATTTTCGTACATTCTTCCGCTTTGGTTTTAACTTTGACTTGCTGGAGTATAATTTTTGTTGATCCCGGGTCATCTGAAGGAAGGATTCCAGCATATCGTAATTGATCTGTGAGTAACTTTGATCCCGCAAGGTTATCTTCATCGAGGAGTCTTGTTGAGTATCTAGTAATGCGTAACGCAATGCGTTTTGAGCTTGCTTTTTGTGTTTTATTAGTATCCAATAATTCTTTCCTAGCAGGACGTTTAGTGACGGGGTTAGATACCCGTGTAGGTGTAAAGTAATAGTTTCCATCTGCTGCTTTATAATAGCCTTTCTCTTTTAATTGATCTTCAGTCCAGTTCATTTATTCAGTTCGTCAATTATTGCGTTTAGTTTATTTATAAAAGGATCGACTAAATGAGGCTTCCCTTGCTCGATTAGAATGTCAACGAAGTTGCGAGGATAATTAGATAGAACCTCTTGTCGTTGTGGATCTGGTATTGTTTCATTTTGTATTAATGCTTCATCAAGTTCATTAGACAATGCACCAACGGTAGCGCAACACGCCGCTGCGTATATTATCATTGCCTGTTCAAAATTCATTCCTTCACTTATCATACAGAAAATCCAAACCCTGCTGATAATGCTTCTTCATTTTCAATAATGAATTTTTTAAGCCCTTTTTTAGCTTTATCATGCGTTAAATAGTTTTTTTTATTCATTTCTTCCGAATAGTCTTCTTCAATAGACTTAATAATATTATCTTCAATTATTGCTGCCATAAAATAATCATAACCTTCACTTTCAATATATTCTTTTAAAGCGTCTGAATTATTCCAAATAAATTCACGCAAAATGGACAACTCATTCCATGCTAATTTAATCTCTTTATCTTTCATAATATGGTCAGCGTTTTTTGGGATGGTAGCAATAAAAAATGTGGCTGTGGTTTTTGGGGTCACAGCCAACCCCCTTTGCCCCTGCTATCGGGAATTCCCAATTAAGCGAGGAAATCCTGTAACCTGCGGGACTGACCTATGCAGAGTAAAAAGGAAAGCAAATATCATAGGTCAAAAAGGAATTTCCGATCCATCGTCATCCTTGGACTTTGCTGGAGCAGATTTGGCCTTTACAGGGCTTTTACCTGCCACTTGATCCTTTGGTTTCGCTGACAAGCTGAAGAACTTTTTTCCATCCTTCTTGGATTCTTTTACCCATGCGTTGATCCAGTATTCGTTTCCTTCGATGTTAATCGAACCATTGTAATCTGCGTGTGTGTCTTGTTCTTTGCGATCATTCTTAAATAGTGACCCCTTGTTTGTGTTGTCGTATTCCATATTTATTCTTTTGTTTTTGGTGGGTTGAGTTTTTGCCATACTTCAGCACCCTGTTCGGTGGCGACTAGGCAAGTTTCTTTGTTGTTGTTCCGTGCATCTTTTAGTACAGAATCCATCATCTTTTGTTCTTTTGGCAGATGGTATGTATTTGTAAGCTGCACAAATCCATTATCTTTAGCGTATTCTTTAGTTGTCATTCTCTTGATTTTTAATTATGTCATTTATTAATTGTGAGTGCAAGTGGCAGTCTTGGTTGTAGACATAAATCCCTTCTACTCCTTGGTATCCACGTCCGTAATGGTTATCCATTACTGGGCAAGTGCATCCAAGATCAATAGCTTCCTTTGAACCCGGATGTGGATTCTTACTCGGTTTCATCGAATGCGTAATCCATAGCAATGCGCTTCCATTGCTCAACTTCGGAAATAAGAGCATCTATGCGCTCTAAAGCCTCGTCACGTTGCGATGTAGCCTCCGATAGACGTTGATCAAGTTCATCAATCAAATCGCCATCTTCTTTCATGTATTCACGCATGGCGCGAATTAGAACCTCTTTGTCTTGTTTTGTTGTCATATATTTATACTCCTGTTTCGATGCCTTGATCAATGTCGCGTTCTCTGCATTTAGCATCGTGCATTTCTTCAGCGTAATCGCTTCCGTGGTCGTCGTATTCTGGTTCGTACATATATTTATTGATTAAAGTTTGCCGAAATGTTGTCCAATCAAGAATGCGTAATCTTGTGGTGATAGTTCAATCTCGTCATTAGTCTGAATGAAATCCCAAATGCGATCAGCACGATCTCCAGCAGGTAAATCTTGTTGGATGAGGTCTTGTGCGTCTGCTCCAGCTTGGAAGTCTGAAGGATATTCAGTCATCCACTTTTGTGCGAGTTGTGTTAATTCAAGTGTCATATATTTATTTATTGGTTGCTTGGCATTGCTGCCTTGCTTGAGATCAAATCTAAGTGGTTTTCAAAACGGGTCAATACTATTTTCTAAATATTTTTCATTGTCGCTAAAATAAATTTCGTAGATTTCTATTGCTTTTTTATATTTTGCTTCAGCGTCCGCAAACCTAGATTTGGTGCGGTTCTGCCAGATAGCTGTTGCTATATCAAGTAGAATGCAGCATTGGTCGAATGCGTTATTAGTGTTCATCAATTTGTTCAAATCTGGAGATTGCGCCTAACATTTTTACTGGAACAAACACGTCCCTTTGTCCTCTTCGATTCTTGTCGAATCTGATTCTGCTTGTCTCAATCTTCGCTGGAGCTTTGCGAAAATCCGTTACCTTTTTTTTGTCGTCTGGATGGAGGATTATGAGAAGGAAATCAGTATTCATTCCAATTGCACGGGACTCACGCACTACGAAATCATCGTTGAGTTGTGATGCAGTAAGCACAACGGAATTTGTTTTTAATGCTGTTAGCTTGAGACGGCGCGATAACTCCGATACTGCCTGTTCTCTGTTATCAGCTTTAGGCATCTCCACGATCTGTAAATAATCTACAATGATTACATCAGCCTTCCCAAGTGAAGCTAGTCTCTGAGCCTCGGCAATGATCTCTCCAACGTCTGATAGGTCGTCTCGGAGCGTCAGTTTCATATTCATCAGTTGCTCGATTGCCGAACTGATCTCTTTTGCATTTGCGACATTGCGCCAGTCATTCACCACATTAGCCTCACGCATTGGAATAATCTGCTTTCCGATAAGATTACTAGCCATGCGTTGCAGGATGGCTTTAGACGGCATTTCTAGCGAAAAGATGGCCACATTCTTTCCTTGCATCAAAGCAGTCAACGCAGCTTGGTAAAGGAGGATTGACTTACCGCCAGATGTTGCTGCTCCGACAACCATCATCTCACCTCTCTGCATTCCACCGCCAAGCAGCTTGTCAACCTTTGGTATTCCAAGTGGAAACTTTTCGATTGGCTTCTTGTCATCGAGGTCATCGAGGAAATCCATCAAGTGAGCTTTCACGTCTTTTGCTTGTGTCGCTTGTGGGATAGCATTGGCGATTGATTCAGCTATGCTGGATAGATCAGCCCTCATTCCGATAATGTCAGCTTCATTCTCTTCCCATAGTCCGATAGCATCTCTGTAGCTCTTTGCGATGAGTAGCTGTTGGCGGTAATCCTCGGCAGTCTCAACGCACATTGAACCAGCAGACATGAAGATTGTCTTTAGGTCTTCCATGACTCCTTCTTTTCCACCAGCAGCATTGAGCTTGCCGGTAGTCTCAAGGTCACTGATGGCCCCTAGTGCGTTAGTGCTGCCTGTTCTTTGGTAAACTCTCTCAAGTGCTTTGAAGATCAATTTGTGTTGATCCAACGCAAATAGATCAGATGACCAAGCAAGATGCGGAAGAACGTCAGGATCAATTGCGATTAACGACAATGCCGCTTTTTCTGCTGTTGTTGCGATAGGTAGGTTTTTCATATTTAACAAGCTCGTTGTGGATACTCATCCTGTTGGTTGGATTGATTAGCAACCCAACTAGCCTTGAAGCCTTGCCATCCACGGGACACGCATTCTGTCAGAGCATCCTCCAATGTCCAGCCTGAAATCTTCACTTCTCGTTGTATTGAATTCATTGCAGTTTCAGTAAGCGGTGCTCTCTTTGCTTTTCTTAAAGCAATGAAATCATCCCATACCTGTTCCGACACACCATCAGGTTTTTGAATAGCCGCAAGTTTTTTCTTCTTAGGTTTATTTTCTTCTATGCGAATAGAAGAGAATAAATCTTCTTCTTTTATATTGGTTGTTTGTATTTTATTATTAGTAATAGGTATTTTAGTATTAGTTATAGGTATTTGGGTGCGGTTTTTCCACACTGTGGATGAACCACCCTGTGGGAAATCCGTAGGGTGGTTTTCAATCTGTTTAACATCGAAGTTTGCAAGCGTTGCATTCTGTGCAAATCTTACCCCAACATACCACCCAACAACTTTTCCAGACTCGTCTTTGCGCTGAACGTCCTCTACAAACCCAGATTCCTTTAACTGAGCCTTTGCCTTGGAAAATCTATCACGACCCCAATCAAGACCCTTCATGGCGAAATCTGATGTTGCATACACCGCACTATTCTTCTGCCACTTGCGAGTGTAAGCATAGAACGTGTAAAGAGCGATACAATCGGCTGGATTATCCATTTTCAATAATCTGTCTATTGTCGGCTTTGTGATTCCAATGAGATGATCTTCAATTGATCCTTCCGCCATTGTTTGACATCTCTCATATTGTTGAACTTTAAATTGCATAATTAAAAAAAAACCTACCTCAAGTGATACTCCATCTATCGAAAGACGATGGCATGAGGCAGGTCATAAATTTTTAGTGTTTAGCGATGGTATCAAACATCGTCTGCAAATGCAGAATCACTAATCTAAGCGAATCTTGCTCCTTTGTAAAGCGAAATCCTCCTTGCGTGAGCGTTGTTACGCTTGGCTAATACGTCTCCAATGCGAACGATTAGCTTCGCCTTGGATGCAGTATTGAAGATAGCTCCGAAAGCGTTAGGATGGTTTGGAGGGTCACCAACTAAGCTACGCACGTCTTCAGCATGAAATGACAATCCAGATGATGCCATTGCTGTAATGATATTAAGAGCCTCATTACGCCACTTGTCTGGAGTATTTTCACTTACCTTGGCGCATCCACGCTCCTTGAGTTGTATGCCGTTCACTCTACTCCTTTCAAGCGATACTTGATTCTGTCCATTGAATATCCAAAGGACAGCAATGCGACAACAATGTCATCAATGCTTACTTCTGGGAACTCTGGAGCTTGGACATACTTATCCAACCCATCCCATCCTGTATTACAATCTTTAGTTGAGAAAAAATCCCACCATACAATCCTTGCTGCAACGCAACGGACTTTTTTGTCTGGAACTAATTCAATCTCATCAATCCAAGTCTTTTGCGACTTTGACTTTAGATATTCAGTATCTATAAACTTGTGCCTATAGCGTTTATCTTCATCCTCTTCAATCTCTTCAATTTCAATTATAGTTTCCATATTATTTATTATTCCTGCATTTTTTTATCATTTTGTTAATAGCTTCTCTTATGTGAGGCCATTCTGTTGGATCAATTTGAATCTTACCATCATTATCATCATTGCATTGTGAAACCTCTATAAACTCACCTCCGCCTTCATCAACGATTTTAATTTCAGTTACACCATCAGCAAATATTGGCTCATTTTCTGGCATGACAGCTATTCTTAATGTTCTTGTTTCGTAGTTCATTTGATTTTCTTTTCCTTTTTAGGTTTGTCTTCAACCATGCGAACAATGTCTTTGGTTCGATATGTGTCAAAGTCGAACGGAATGCCTTTCTTTTCAGTAAACTCACGCAGATCATTTGCTTTGATCTTGCCGCCGAATAAGTCTATTATCTCAAACTTGCTCAATGTTTCAGTTGCTGAATATAGAGCTTCCGCTCCACAATACTCAATTCCCTTGGAGTTTTGCAGCTTGTAACCCACAACTGGCTCATTGTTGGTCAAGCGTTCGCGGATCAAATCCTTAGCCCAATCCACTAGCTCATTGAAGATATTTGCCTTCTTTACAAATGCACTTATGCGTTCTGGGTCTGCCGCTAGATACTCCTTTAATTGCGCTACGTTGGCCTGTAGGTCGCTATCCACTACAACCAATGTATCGTTGACTGCTGTTGCAATTCCGTTGCACGTTGAATAATTAGAGCACCATTTACAATACTCACACGGAGTTGGCTTTTTGTTTGGATCGTTAGCCTTTGCTAGAATCTCCTCAACTCCAGCCTTGGCTTCCTCGTAGTTGAATGAATGCTTCACGATCCGTTGCTGGTCGCAGAATATCAGATAGCACGTCCACTCGTCACAGAACTCTCTAGCCATGTTTCCATAGGCGTATGCCGCCATCTGCTCGTAATACCCACGGACTTGACCTGACTTCAGGTCGCAGGAAATGCACAATGAGGGAATTCTGCAATCCTCTGTTCCGATATGGTCAATTCCCGCAGTCTTTACTTTGAGCTTAGATTCATCTGAAACGATTCCCTTGCCTTCAGAGATTTGTATCACTTGATCAATTGCCCAGATGACAGCTTTCTTATCGTCGCTTGTATCTAGTAATTCAATCTTGCTTCTATCTCCTGCAAGTGCAAAGCGGAATGCCTCATCCATCTTGGTTCCACGAGCTGCCGCTGGGGATGACTCCCCAGAAGCAGATTCGTAGCAGGCACATTGCGCTAACTTAGGTAGTGATGAATGGCGGATCATAATGTTGTAAGAACTGCTTGAACGAATGCGGATGCCCCACCCTTGGAAAGGATGCGTGAGCGATATGGGCCTTGCTGTAATTCACGCCATGTCTGTCCTTCCTCCAATGCACCCTTCTTAACGAGCCACAATGTAGCTTCCTTGTCGATTTCCTTGATGGTTGACTCAACATCAGAATACCACTCTTCTAACCAAGGAGCGTCAGGCAACTCATCCATGTTGGCAGGAACGATTGGTTCTTTCTTTATGACTTTTGCGACTGGCTTACTAACTTGTGCAACACTTGGCCGTGATGCGGCTTGACCATCATCATCTTCTGGTGCAATCCCACAAGCGGCCATAAGTGAGTATCTTCTTGCATACGTCAATGCAGACCCATATCCCATTGCGTCATTCTTGCTTGCTGGAACGTGCAGTTTTCCTGCCGAGAATGTCTCACCCGATTCGTGTATGAATAGAGTTTCGACTAACACTCCAGATTCACATTCGTGAGTCTGCTGAACCAATGCGATTCCATTGTCATTTAATCCACCCATGACAGCTTCAACGCAAGCCGAAAGATCGGCATACCTTGAGCGGAAATGTGGATTTGTTGATGTTTTTAATGCAGGCCCGAATGCTTTTTGAGCCTTTACTAGTGCTGATGCGATGTTTTTCATGTATTTATTTATTGGTTGTTGTTGTCGTCTCCCAAGATTGTATACTTGGGAAGGTTGTTGATGGTATCTTGCAGTTTCTCCGATTCAAGTTTTTTTTTCTTGTAATATCGTTCAAACTCATCCAGTATATTTTGCTGGCCTAGCTTGTAGCAAGCCCACATGGATGCTATGGTGATTGCTGTAAGTGATAGTGCGAATGTAAGCGTCATGTTATCCTTTAATGTTCCAAACAAAAAGACCTAGGGCCAATACTGGGATGATGATTTCGCCAACCTTGAAGGCGACGATTGCAAAGCAGATTATTGTTTCCATATTAGTCTACTTTCACAAGTCGCGCCAAGGTATCGAGGAATGCACAGAATGCCTCGTCAAAATCGAGCCATCCCGAATTATGCTTGTTGTGCTCTACATAGTATCGAATCCTACCTTGGTGAAGATCAGACGACACGCGAAATTGGTTTCCATGTCCTGTATACAATTCGATGCGGCTTGCACATGATGACCTTGAGCAAATATCGCTCAGTTTCTCTTTCCTTACGCTATACCCGCTTGCTGACCTCAGAGGTAAATCCTTGAGTTCCTCATAAACGTCAATGAATGGCTTCATTGCAGTCTCTTCCGCTTCCCTTGTTGCCGCCTCCTCTGCCATCTTAGCGTTCTCCTTTGCTGTTTCCAAGTCCTGCCTTGCCTTGATTATGTCTTTTATGTTGCTCATATTTATTTAGTGTTTATTACATTACGATCAGATGATCCTTTGCCCATTCTTGACTTATGCCTAGTTTGTTGATGATTTTTTTCTTGATTGCTTCTTTCATATTTTGTTCTGCTTCCATGTCTGCAATGCCTTGGGCATCACTTCTATCTAATCCTTCGCTTTCGAGCTGAGTGACCCTTGCAAGCCATTCGGTGTGCCTTGGGCTACCTTGGTGTGATGGGGGTATTTTCATGCTGTAGGAACGCTGAATTTTGCAATGATGTTGCCTAGTGTTAACCTATTAAATGCAGGGTCTTCGTCTTCGCCTTCCCACTCGTACACCTCGTATTTGTGGCGAGTATTGCTTAGTTTTCCGCAATTATCATCCCAATCCCATCTGCGAATAACTGCAAGTTCTCCCCATATTGCCTGTCCTCCGCAATGCGGATTCCCTTGGTCTTCTGGTGGAGTGAGATAAGTGAGGCTTTCAATTTCGGATTGATCTTGTGGTGATAGTGTTTTCATATGCGTTTAGTTTAGATTGTTTCGACTTGGTAAAACCATCCCCGCCCCTCCTCGTGGTCGATTGTGCCATCTTGACGGATTCTAGCCACTCCTGCCATTTTACCTATGTCCGCCAATATATTAGACACGTCCCAGAATCGCTGATTTTCGTCCGCTTGGCTATATGTTCGGAAGGCTACAATATCTAAAAAGATATTTGCATTTTCCTCATATGCTCGAATATATTGGATTGAATCTGGACACTTGATATTGTTTATTTTTTCAATTATTTTCATACTTTACCCTCCGCCTTGGCGATTGCACACTTGGCCGCTGTGTACCAATATGGGTCATTCAAATACCCGCCTTCCATTTCCACATATCCTACCGCCCCTTTTAATGCGTCCAGCAAATCTGGTGCTGTGGCGATCAAATGAGCGTTGGCAATGCCTTCATTCAAATGCGGAGCGAAGGTTTGAATATTGGCAAGGGTCAATGCGCCTTGCGGATGGGTGAGGCTTTCCCTTGATCCGTCCACTACCTTGATAGTGGTAAAGCTTGAATCATTCCTGTCCTCGTCAATTTGAACAATCCAAGGTGCTTTGGTGTGGTTTGCTTTCATAGTATTGATTTATTTTTTTTGGTTTTATTAGATGTATTCTTGCATTCTGTCGTCGTTACCCTTCCACGCTTTCGCCTCCTCTTGATAAAAGTCGATTTCATCAAGTGATATCTCACGAGCGCGAGCGGGGGAAAATCCTTCCTCGTCAATCCATCGTTGCATTATTTTTTCTAGGCTCATAGTCCGTTTCTTTCGATGTATTGAGCCAATGCGCTAAAAAGTGACAGCATGGCAAGGGTGAAAATGAGGGTGATTAGTGGGGATGAGAGTTGATCTAGTGTTTTCATTTTGAGAATCTTGCTTTGACTTGGTTTTCCGATAGGTAATTGTGAACGAGCAGGAATGCCGCCTTTGCTTGCTTGCACGTCTTGCTTCTAATTGTAGAGCACTCATACACAAGTGCATCCCTTGGTTTTAATCCTTGCAAGAATATGTCGATTTTCTTATATGTTTTCATGTTTATTTGTTTGAGATTGCGTTAGCCTTGGCCTTTGATGCGCCATGCGGCAGAAATCCAATAATCACCGAACGATTTACCCTTGAACATAATTGGCAATTAGCACACGTTATGTCATCCCTTTGCTGGGCTGGGCAAACGATACCTTTGCGTCCCGATGGGGTGTAGAATGTGTTCGGTGTTCCAAATGGTACGACACTAACAACAGGGCCGATATTTAAATCAGCGAGCTTATCGGCATGGCTTAGGCTATTGCCGGAAAGATTAATGGTGAACCCTCCCTTGTTTGCTTCCATGACAGCGTCCCGATTGTTTTGATTTTCTTCGCATGGTTTATGCGTATAAGTAAATCCACGCCTCCCCTTGTTCGCCGCAACTAGGGTTTTTAATGCGCTTGCGTCAATGTGATCGCCTATGCCAGCGAGATCACCCGCTTGATTGTGTCGCCACACTTGGCCACGAGGGAAACCCTTGATCTGTTTTGCTAGGGTTTGCAAGGTATCCCCTCGGAGGTTTGCCGTGACTTTTTTCCAATGCATGGCAAGCGGCCCCCCCTTAGCATAGCATCCCCCCGCCTTTAATGGGCAAGCATCTGGGCATGTTTCCTGTGAGGATGTTGTTACTGGAATGGGGCCGGTTTTAACGTTCCCGCTGATTTTTGAAAGATGGATGTTCATTTTAAAATAATGCTAATGCGTTTTCCGCTTCCTCTTGTGATAAGATCAAATCCGTGCCGCAGTCCAAATATGCATGGATTCCTGTCGATTGCTGCCAGCAATATAAGAGGGTTTTTCCAGATCGGGATTTGAAGGGTTTCTCTGTCCCGCCGCAAGCGGGAATCCAGTTTCCGTTTTTTGCTTTATCTTCCATGGTTTTGATTAGTTCGGTGATGTTCATTTTTTAGAAGTTGAAAACGATAACGCCGCCGCTGAATTCAATTACTTGCGTTCTATCCTGTAGCCATTGCAAGGCATCAGCATCACATTCGGCCCCATCTTCTTCGATATGAGAATCCGCCTCCCACCCATAAGCCTCCGCCGCATCTTGTGCGCTCGAATATTCCGAGAATTCGCAACGAATAGCAACGCAATCGAATTCCGTTTCTTCTCCTGCGTTTTCGTCCAGATATTCAGCCAAGGCATTTGCTCCAGCGTAAGACCATCCTGCATTGGAATCTTTGCGGAGTTCGTCCGCAATTTGATATGTATTAAGTGTGATTTTCATAATGTATGTATGTATGTATTTATTGGGTTGGGTTGGGTTGTTATGCTGTCAAAAGCTTAATTACATTGTGGCCATCTGTATTTCGCAATATCTGAAGATCACCAGAAACCATAGAGTTTGAAAAGCCATCATATCGACCATACATCCATGCAAAGTAAAGATTTTCAAGCCATTCAACTTTGTGGTGATCATGCCATTTTTGAAGCGACTCTCTGATATCAGATGGAAGGTGAATCTGTGAAAGCTTGTTTGCAAAGCGGGAGGAAAAGTCGGCTTTAATAGTGGCAAGGATTGAAATCCTGCCGCCCATGTCGTCGGACTCAAAAAATGAAGCTTCACCCCTCATATTTTTTGGATAAACTTCTATTTCGCCATCTGTGAATTTCACAGAGTAGCCATAGGATTTTGCTAATTTTGTAAGGTCTGATTTTGTCATGGTGTTCATTGTGATTTGATTTGACGGGAGAGTTGTTTCACTCATCTGGTAAAACAATACCACGCCAACGCTCATCACCAAGATATTTTTTTAATTATTTTTAGGCTCGCGAAGCCGCATAAACACTATCGCAAACGACACAAGCGACCGCAGAACCGCATCAACACAGGCGCAAATATTTTTAACGCATTAAAAATAAAAGAAAAAAACTATTGACAGCCGCAAACCCGCACCAATCCTCGTTCTACGGACAGCGAGTGATTTTCGATTTTATCGGAAAGAACGAATCAGCGAACGATTTACGCCATCGAATGAAAAAACGTTTTGACGCAAGATGAAATCCAATGACGATTGGATGAAATCGGAATTAATACATATGAGAGAGAAAAGCTACGAACAAGCGAGAAAGACCAGAGAAAGACCAGCGCAGAGAGTGGCAACAAATGGTGATTGCGTAGCAAAGTTTAAACACCCATTTTTTTTCCTGTCAAGACAAATCACACATGAGGTTTTAACATGAGTGAAGACCAACCCAAGAGAGGGAAAGGAAGGCCGACAATTTACAACGAGGAAACAGCAACAGAGTTTTGCAGATTACTTGCATTAGGTAACACGCTCAGAT